TTACTTACGTAAACTCGCATTAACCCATCGACCTCTGTTTTCGGCACGATAGATGTGATCTCTCAAGCACGCAACAGACACTTCTAGCATCTCGGCAAGCACCCTCTGCTTGTACCAACCAGAGCGCCAGGCAGCCACAGCAGCAGCCACATCCTCGTCGCTCAAAGCTCTCTTTCTCCCCCAAGTTTTCCCTGCAGCTCGCGCAGCCTTCTGTCCAGCAAGGCAACGTTCGCGTATCAGCTCGCGCTCAAACTCAGCAAACGCACTGAGCAAGTGAATGAACATGCGGCCATGTGGTGTCGTAGTTTCAATTGACTCTGTCAGCGACTTAAAGCCGATATTTCTGGCCTGCAGATCCTCAAACACGCGGACGAAGTGAGAAACGCTCCGGGCCAGCCGATCAAGCTTGTAGACCACGAGCACGTCACCGTCTTTGAGCCTCTTCAACAGCTGCTCAAGCACTGGCCGATCCTTCACGGCCGAGCGCTTCTCCTGAACGATGTTCTTCTTCTCAATACCTGCGCGCAAGAGTGCAGCCATCTGCGTGGCCGTTGTCTGATCTTGAGTCGATACACGCGCATAGCCATAAACAGTCATCAAGTCCCTCTCTCAATAGCTGACTCAGTAGTTTCATCGCTACTGACGCGCAGATTAGGGACTTGCTACGGCCTGCGGTTTCACCGCGAAGGTCTTCGACCTCCCCGGCGAAATCCTCTGCACTTCGCTGCAAGCTGCAGAAGTGCTGTCGCACCAATACCGGTTTTTCAGGGCGAGTGATCCACCCCCTGCTATTCACCAGGTGCACGCCTTCCGTCTTTGTGCTTCGCCTTGCGAGAGCTGCGGGACGCGGCATGCTGTTGGATTTGTGGTTCGACCTGGTCAAACACCGGCGCGCTGCCTGGCGATTTGCATCTTGACGTCCGGTCTGTCGCGCGGCGTGAAGCGAACTGCATAGTTCTGAGCCTCAAACGAGGCATGCGCGCACCTGGTGCAACTTCCTCAATCTCTCCTGAGCTGGGCTTTGCCCAGACCCTTCCCCTCTTTTTTCTCTGTGCCCTGCTTTCATGCTGCGGTTTCACCGTGAAGACTGTTCCAGTCTCCCCGCCGAAATCCTCCCATGACCGCTGACAACCTTCTGTTTCCGCCTCTCGGCCGAACTTCCGGGGTTCAGTGACTACCCAGACACCGCCCTGCGGTTTCACCGAGAAGGTCTACGACCTCCCCGGCAAAATCCTCTGGCTTCTCTACCATTCACACTCGTGTGTGTCATCCGCTACTGCTCGCAGAATGCTTTCGCATCCCGCAGCCGTCACGTCCACACAGCAGCAGTCACGGCCATAGGGATTGCTGGCCCAAATCCAGCCACTCATTTCACCGACGCTCCACTGCTCAAAATCGACCTGGTGGCCGGCTTGAACCAGTGCAAGCAACTCACCAGGCGTCGGCCTGATATCTAGGCTTATGCGGCTCATTCCATGAGATTCGAACGCACCTGAGCGTTGCGCATCGCCAGGCTCTCGAGATACCCCAAATCCTTTTTCTGCTGCGGCTGCTGCTGCTGGGCCAGCTGGACGGGCTGCGCGGCCGGCATAGGCTGCTGCTGCACCTGGTGCCTATCGTCCTTACCCGCGGTCTGCTGCGGCCGCTCCGGCACCTGGCGTTGTGGCAAGCGCCAGTCAACAAAGTAGCCTTTTTCCACGATCTGCCTGCAAACCTCTTCGCTAGTGCTCATGAGCGTTGCCTGCTGCGTGAAGCATTTGCAGCCCTTGGATTTCATGATGACGCATGCGGCCGGATATGGCGCTTCGACGGGCTGCGTGACCTGGTCGTAAGCCGGTGCGGTATGTGGGAAGCCTTGCAGACGCGGCTTGTAGTCGGCCAGATATTGTTCGGTGGTTTTGGGCTCAGCTCGAGCAGATCCGCCGGCCTGGCCAGGCTGACCAGGTGCTGCAACTGGTGCGCCTGGTGCTGTGGCCACCGCTTGACCAGGTGAGCCGCCTTTAGCCTTTTCGAGCGTCTTTCCAAAAAGTGTAATTCCAGCCCAGACAGCTAATGCAGCGAGTACCAATACGCCGGGTATCGCCCAGACCTTGAGCGGGATCTGCCGCTTGATGTTGTGCACATCGGCACTCTTGTACCAGGGCTTGGATATCCAGTTTCCGGCTTTGTCCTTTTTTCCAAACGCTTCCTTCGTATAGCGCCATGGAATCTTCTCGCTCTTTTTTTTTACCCGCTCAGGGTCGGTCTGCATGCGGCTGAACTTGTGCGCGATAGCGTTTTCTGAACCCCACGCACGGATCACATACCAGTGCGTTTCACAGAGCTTGCGTGGCGTCGCGTGAACAAGTGTCGGGTCTTGCGTGATGAAGTAGAAATCAATGCCGCGCTTACCGTGCTTGGACAGCTCCAGGATAGGCAGCGGCACCTTTGAGCCAGGCGAAGCCAAGCCCCAAAAGTCCTGCAGCTCATCGACGACGATGATGGAATCATTGGGGCAGTTCATCCACTCATCAGGATGCGCGATTTCCGTCCAGCCGGGCAGCGTGACCTCTGGAATGTTGCAGTAAAAAACCGGGCGATTTTCCTTGGCCGCGCGTTCCTTCACCATGATGAACATCCACAGCGTTTTGCCTTGTCGGGGCAGGCCCGTCACGAAGTTGATAGGCATGTCGATCCCCTCTTATTTTTGTACCAGGCGGCGCACCTTGTCGCCTCCCAACGCATTGAGCATCACCTTCACTCCGATGGCCGACAAGATGATGGACAGATGAATGTCGATGCGAAAGAAGCCAGCCCAGGCCGCAAGGTCGGATGCACCGATTGCACCTATCAAGCTGCTAGCCTGGCTCTTTACGTTGTCGATAAGCGCACTGAAGCCCACGTACTCGACAAAGCCAAAGCCGAGCGCGAGCAGAACACGGCCGACCAGGCTGCCAGCAACCTGAATCAGACCGGCGAGGATCCACGAAACAATCATTGGCATGGCTTAGCCTCCCTTCTTCGCGCCTACAACCCACACAAGACAGCCGAGCAAGGTGATACCCACCCCGGCCCACGAAAGAATGCCCAGAGGCCCGCAAATCGTGACGCTGTAAGGAATATTGAATTCAGATGAAACGCCGCCAAAGTTCAAAGGAATGCGCGTATCTGATGGGCATGAACGCGACCAGCCATAACCGGACTGATCGAAGCTGCTTGCAACGTTGACCTGGCCTGCGCTGGCCTTGAGTGCATCGGCCGACTTGTCGTCAGTACCGTTGAGCGCCTTGTTGGTCAGGCTGCCAGCGTCCTTATCCTTGTCCATCATTTCGCAGTTGCGCTTGTATTGCTCCCTGACCTGTGCGCATTGCAAGGCGTCACCCTCACATGTGAAGCCTCCATCGCAAGAGCCGCCAAAACTGCCGCCCTTGCCGTCTTTTTCCCCATTGGCAGAGCTATTGCATTGCGCTGAATTAGCGTTCGACTTGCAATAGTCCTCCTTGCTTTGAACAACCGTAGAGCTATTGATTACCGTCGAAGAACCGCCTCCCGATGGTGTATTCGTTGTGGTCTTCTCTGTGGTGCATGTCTTGCCCTGACAAGTAGTCTTTTCGTTCACCTTGTCAGTGCTGCCATCCTTGTTTTTGGTCTCAGTGTTTTTTTCGGACTTAACGACGTTAGTCCCCTGGTCCTTCACACAAACTTCTTGAGTAACGCCCTGAAATGTGACTTCACCACCAAAGCCGCCTGGACATTTGGGAGGGTCAAGACACACGCGCCCACCAGGCGTACTTTCACTGGAGGCATAACCTGCCTTACTGCACTTTTCTTCGACAGTTGTGCCATCCCCTGGAGTTGCGGCAGGCACATCACATGCCTTGCCTTGAGTAGCACCGGGCGCGCCCTGATACATGCCTATACGGCCATAGGTTTGCTTGGTGCCGCCAGGCATGGTGACAACCTTATCCTGCACGAATCTCACAGTGCAACCGCTACTTGGTGAGTCATAAGGCCAGCACATATCGCCGGATGGAACCTCTCCATTCAGAATCTGCGAATCAAGAAGCTTTCCGGAGCCGAGTGCAAAGCCGGACAGGTTGAAATCGCCAGCGCATTTATCGTCTTTGTTTGGCGGCAAGCATTGATCACCTGACTGCGTAAAGCCTGAATTGCAGATACAAGAAGAACCCGATTGTGTTGAATTAGCAGGACAAGATGATTGGACGCGTGAAAACGAGCCGCGCAACCCTTCACCAGAATTCCCATAAGGCCCCGAACCGTCACAACCGCGCTCATCAAAGTTAAAAGTTATTGAGGTGGGGCTCTCAGCGATAACAAAGACGGAATTAATAGCAGGCGAGGAACCATTGCCACACACACCCCGAACACCGGGGGACTCAAGCCAGGCTTGATAGGCAGCTTTTCGAGACTCCCTTGAGCCGCACATGTTGCCCTGCTGACCATCACGGCAATAGAGGTCCTGCAAGGGAACAGCCGCATGCGAAGTCAAAGAGACAGCAAAAAAGCAAAACACAAAGCACCAGCGAAAAAAATGAACCATGGCGCACCTCACCGCCAAAAGATGATGCAGCCACACAGCACCATCGTGATAACGAACCAGAACCCCATGTCGTAACCCTCCCTGGCATGAAAAAAGGCGCCCACACATCAGCGTGAGCGCCCCAGGAATCAGCAGGCACAAGGCCCGCTGCACGCACTTACAACGCGCCCCGGACCCACTTGAAGAGCTTGACCACGACAACCAGCGAAACAGCTGCTGTTCCGATAGCGGAGATAGCAACCACGCCAGCAGCAATCGTCGCCACGATGTCGGCAGTGTCCATGGTGAAAGCTGCAGCGTGCGCACCAGATGCCAATGCCAAGGTCGAGCCGGCCGCCACAGCTTTGCCAGCAGTTACCAGCTCGGCTGCAGAAGCCTGAGCATGGCGCTTCACAGCGTTGATAAGAGTCTTCATTCTTCTTCCCTCGAACTCAGAGAATTAAGGACTTGACGGAACACAAACGCCACCGCCATAGCCATCAGCATGGCCCCTGAAATTGCCACCGCCGATTCGATATCCATGTAGAACGGACTGTGTTGAGCCAGCTCTACACGGGTCATGACCACATACGCGTCAGGCGTGTCGCAGGACACTTCCTGATAGGTCTGATTGGTCACATATACGCAGTACACAAACAGCCTTCAGACTTGCTTGCATTGCAGCGATGCAACCGCTTGAGCGTCGGCGCTTGCTGCGTCGTGTGTCTCGCAGGCTCGCCTCACGCCGCCGCCAGCGGCTGCCGCCTTGCCCGTCGCCAACTCCACCAGCAAGCGGTCGTACTCGGCTTGAGACTTGACCGCCAGGCCCGAGAAAAGAGCAGCACGCTTGCGGGCGTTTTCGATGCGGTTGCGACGCGCGAAAAATGCGGCAACGACCGAGGCCAGGCCTTCCACCAGAAGCAGCACGCAATTGACCAGGCACGCGCCCAAGATGCCGCCGCCAACAGCAGCCCAGAAGAGCTGCGGCACGATGAAGTCGAGCTGCGCCTGGAGCATGTCAGTCCTCTACCGCGTCAACGGTGTGATCCACAGGCGTGACCATGGCGGTTTCGCCAGTATCCTTGTCCGTGGCCCGGAACGCCTTGCGCGTATAGCCGCCCACGACGCAGAGCTGCGTGATGGTGTCGCCCTTCTGGCCAAGGCGCGATTTGCTGCGAATCTCCAGCGTCTGAGGACGGCTGTATTCGTCGGCCGCAGGGCACAGAACGCGCGTATAGCTGGTGTTGCCATGACGGCGTGTTTCTTCAACGCGGCCACGCACCATCATCTGGTTGAAGCCCATTTGGCGACCGGCCTTAGGCGCGGCAGTTGCTGCATCACTCATCGTCATTTCTCCATCAAGCGGCTAAGCGCAATTCGTCCCGGCTGTAGTTGAGTTCGGGGCGATTTCTGGCCGGGGCATTGCAGAAACGCCTGTCCACGCGCATCGGCGTGAAGTCGTGAATGAGGCTGTCATTCGCCGTGACATGGATGTCAGAAGAGCGCCAGGACACGCCGGCCTCCTCAAGGAGCTTGCGATTGCGAAAGAAGGTGGCGCGGCTGTACTTTTCGCGCATGACGTTTTCATTGAGCGTGCACATCGCCGCCCAGAAGCCGTACAGGCGCTGGCCTGGCGTGCCGCCATAAACGTTTTGCAATCGGGTCATCACTGCCGTGGTCGTGCGTACTGTTTCCATGGACTGCTTCCCTTCGCGCAGCAGGCGCTCTACTTCCTTGTCGTGAATCGTTTCCAGGTAGGCGTCGTCCACCTCGCTCACTAGCGGGTTACGCCCAAAGTCGTACTGGAACTTGTCGGAGTGCACTTCGACCTCAACCCGCAGGCGGCTGTCGGCCAGGCGTTGCAATGCCTTGAGCTTGTTTTCTGCGCGCTCGAAGTTGCGCAGGTCTTTCTTGCCGTACATGAGCGCAAAGGCTTGACGGAAGTAGTTCCGCAGCCTGGCCTTGTCATGCAGGCCGAACTCAGAACCCTTGTGATAGAACTTGACCGTGGTGGTCTTGCCCGGGAAATAGACGGCCATGTCGTACTTGGCAGCCTTCTTCTGACGGCGCGGGAAATTGCGCAACTGGATGCTGTCGAAGAACTCCTTGCAGGCCGGCTTGGTGAGCGCGAAGACATGGGCCACATCCACGCGGTGGACTGTCCAATTGCCCGAAGGCGGCAGATCGACGCCCAGCAGCTTTTCGACCAGGTTGACGAAGAACGAGCAAGCCTTCTGGAAGTTGCGCGGACCGCCGTACACGTTGTGACCCATCATGGCCTTGTGCACGGAGCCTTCGACCAGGATGTAAGGCTCGCAGGGAGCCAGGCGCGGCCGGCCGTTTTTGTCCGTGACCCAATCCTCGTACATGGGGCGCACGCTGATGCGCGAATCCCAAGACCCCAACAGCTCGCCGGTGTGCAGCTCGTACAGCATCGCACCCGTAGCCAGGTCAACACCGGAGCGCAAAACGCATTGCTGCTCAATCGCGCGGACGAACGATTCGTCCATGGAAGGGCTCTTCAGCTTGAGGGTGTCATAGGCCATTTTGTGACCCCTTCCCCAAAACTGGCGAAATCTCAGAATTGAGACTCTCAGGCGGTGCTACCACGCCCGCCTGAGAAAAAACCTGCTTTGCGAGAGCCTGCGACGAATACGTGCGGCCAGCGGCCTTTTCCCGGCCCAGGAAGGCCAGGAAATCGAGATCCAGCGTGCTCGTGGACAAAAGCGAAAGGCCCTCCACGCGGATGCGATTGGAGAGCTCATAGAGGCGCAAATCGTCAATGCGATGAGGGCGGCGCATCATGGCCGTGACTTGGTCGTGTGCGTCATTGAGGCGTGCTGCCGAAAACGACATGCCCTGACCTGGTTTGCCCATGTAGCAAATGATGCTCATGAGCATTGCTCCAGCTTGAATGCAATGAGCAGCTGTGTAGCCGCGCGGCAATCCAACAGAGCGATTTCGCAGCCTTCTAGATGAAGCCGGAGATCTTGCCCACTCAGATCGGCAGGAGGATTCTCATAAGCGAAATGCGCTTCACGGGCTGCTGTTTCCAACCAACGCTGGAACAGCTCCAGAGAATTGGTGCCCTCCACCTGGCCGACCTCGGCGGAAGCCGCCAGGCGAGCGCTTTGGTCTTGCTGACCAGGCGGAGTGCATTCGGCGCAGTTGCAAACGTCTTGCTCTGGACGGCAAGGACTGCCGAGCAAGTCACGGCGCAAGCTATGACCATGAAACGACATGCCACGCGGCGCGATAGTGACAAGCGTAGAAATTTGGGTTTTAGACATGCTGGCGGCTCCTAGGTTTTTCTCAGGAGCCGCCTAGCTCTGCTTCTGGCGGTAGGGCGTGCTGTTGATCACTGCATCTGCCCGAGCTCGGTGGCTCCTGATACAAAATGTTGTCTATGTGACAACAAGCCGAAGCATACACACATGTTGTCAGACAGACAACATGATTTTTCACATAATGTTTTCACCCGGACAACAGGAGATGCTCATGAAAGCTAACAATTTGCACACCACGATGGAGCTTCTTGACGAGGCTCTGAGTCGAAACACAGCTACTTTTTGGTGCAAACAGTTGGACGTCAACAGGACAGCACTTGCAGTTGCACGAGCTCGTGGCCGTCTTAGCCCGACCATCGCCGGAAACCTTGCACGACTGCTCGGACTGGATATGGAGCGATGGATTGCTATTGCAGCCATCGAAGGTGAACCAGACACCTATGGCAAATCGAAAATCGTCGAAAGAATGTCGTTCTGGCGCGAGATCACATCTGTTTAA